AGCAGTATATACGGCGGGAACAAGTTTATCAAAATTATCTGCGACGAATTTTACAGCCTTTGCTATTGTCGGAAGAACCGTCTTCGCGATTTCTTTACCGATTTTAACAAAGTTCTTAATTGTATCAACGGCTTTCTTCTTGAAGTCCTTGAAGTCTTTGCTTTTTATGAATTTGTTAAGCTGTTCTCTCACGCTTTCCACTTCGGGAACGAGCTCTTTTGCGATTTCCGCGCCGATAGTATTAAATACGCCCTGCCCCGTCGCTTTGATTTTGTCTATTGCGTCATTAAATTCGTTTGCGCTGTCGACAGCGTCCTGCGACATGATTATTCCTAAGTCTTCTGCTTCCTCGCCGTATCTGCGGAGCGCTTCGCCGCCATCGTCAATAAGTCCCGCGAGTTCGTCGGCGTTGCGTCCGAACAACTGCATAGCAGCAATATCGCGTTCCGTTTCGTTGTCAACATTCTTTAACGCTTCGATAACTTCGTAGAATACGTCGTTCGAATTGCGTATATTTCCCGCTTCGTCGGTAATAGTAATACCGAGCTTCTCCCACGTCTCAGCCGTCTCTTTCGAATTTGACGTCATGTTCTTTTTAAGTCTCTTTGCAGAAGATATAATCGTGTCGACGTTTACGTCTATGAGTTCAGACGCGTATTCGAATTTTTGAAGTTCTTCGATCGAAAATCCCGACTGCTGCGACAACGTGTTCAAGTCGTCGGCTTTCTGTCCGACGTTCACGAGCTGATTCGCAAGGTCTTTCGCGCCTTTAATCGCGGCGTTGAAACCGTCTCTCACGAGCCCCGCCATTGCGCCTTTGAGAACGGAAAAACCGCCGTTTGCCGTTTTTTCTGCTTGCTTGCCGGTATCCTCGATTTCATTTCCGGCTTCGTCGCTTGAATTCTTCAAGTTATCATAAGCTTTTGTCTGTTCGTCGAGTTCCTTTTTCGTTTTTTCAAGCGCGGTCTGTTCGTTATTGAGCTGAGTTCTCAGTCTGATAGCTCGGTCGCTGGATTCTTCCATGCCGTTCGCAAGCTCGCGTCTGTACTGGTCAGCAAGAGCTTTTACCTTTGTCTCTTGAACGTCGATAATTGAATTAAGAGATTTAATCTTTGCCGAAACGCCCTCTTCGGATTTCTGCCAGTCTCCCGAAATACCTGCGGCGGCTTTCTCGAATTCCGATTTGCTCTCCTTGATGAGCGCGTTCGCGGTCTTCAAGCCAGCTTTCAGGTCATTGATATTCATTGTGAACGAAGCGCCAAAGCGTTCAGCCATTTAATTCACCTCTCAAAAATCTAAAAGTCCCAAAATCCGTCGTTTATTCCGGATTTATTATTTTCTGTTTTAATGCCGCTTTCCTTGTTTGCTTTTTGTTTCTCTTCCTCGTTGTAAATGAATAAAGTGTTAATAACCAAAATAAAGTCGTCAACGTCTTTATTGAATATCTCAAACGGGGAAATGCTCCAAACGTTAGCCATTCTGAGCGCATAAAGGGAAAGCGTTTCAGAGAGCAACGCGGGAGATTCATCATCTCCCGTTATGCGTTTTTTGAAGACTTGCTCTCTATTGTCGCCGATTTACTCATTATTTCATGCCATGTTTTGAGAACGCCCGCAACGTCAGTATTATTCATGTACTCTTCTTCCGTAAGTTCGGAAAACGTTTCGAGGAATAAATCCTTTATAAGCATAAATAATTCTTCGTCGCTCTTCATCTTCTCGGAGTCTTTCAAAATTTTTTCGGAAAGCTTCTGAAAGCGAATATAAAGCGAAACGGGCATGAAGTTTCTTTGATAGGTCTTAACAACCTCTCCTGTCTTTACGTCATAAATCGGAAGTTCAAATTTTGCCATTTTATATACCTCTCTTTTTATTTTTTATTTCTTGTCGTTATTGTTATTATCATTGTCGAGTTTCTTTGCCTGTTTCACGCATTGATTTCCGTATACGCTTGCCGCCGCGCAAAGTATTCCCTGCGTTATCGCGGTAAATAATGCGGTTGCAACTTCCTGTAAGCCGTTCATCTCGGTTACCGCGAACAAATACGTTCCCGAAAGAAATATGCTCACAGCGCCCAAAATAAACGGAATGAAATTATCTCGGATTTCGCTCTTTTTAATCGCCTCGCCGAGAAAATACAGAACGGGTATCAATACGAGAAGCTCGGGCTTAATGAATTCCTGATAGCTCATAGTATACCTGAACAGATGTCTTCGACGTTGTCGGGAGTAACAACCTGAGCTTCCCAGCTCTCGCCTTGCTGAATCGATGTATTAATAGTATCAATTACAACGCGCTTGCACGGCTTGCTTGTTTCCGTAAATTTATGAGCCGTCGGAATAGCCGAGAATACGAGAGTCGTTCCGTTCGTGTCGGTAGTATCATCCTTCGTTTTGTCATTCTGGTCAGGGATAGAGAACGTGCCTTTGAGAAACCAGAATTTCTCTTTTGAGCTGTCGCCTGTCAGAGAGATTCCGCTTAAGTCGATGTTGCCGCATGTTCCGCCGAGCGCAAAGTATTTCGGAATGTAGTTACCACTGTCTATTACAACGCCCGTCGCGTCGACGTACTTGTTTGTTATCTTCGCAAGGTCGCCCGGTCTGAGCGACGCGCCTGTTATCTGAATTTCCGTCGCTTCTTCTCTACCTACCGTCGCGAAAACGGTATTGTCAAAGAATACGTCTGTCTTAGCCGTTGCCGTCGTTCTCGACATCTCGCCTGCGGGAATAAGGTGGAACGGCGTGTCGGTGGTATAAGCTGTTGCGGAGTCTGCCGTTATCTCCGCCGCGTATATGTCGGAAAGTCCGCGTTTAAGTGAGAATGCCATTTATTTCACCTCTTTTTGTAATTAAGTCGTCGGGATTATTTCGCAAATTGTGGAAAGATTTTCAGGAGTTACAACCTGTCCTTCCCACGTTTTTCCCGTCTTGAATCGGGTAACGCCGCTGTCGAACGTGAGTCTCTTTGCGACATGCGTCGTCGTCGAGAATTTATGAGCCGTCGGAATTGCCGTAAACGTAAGCGTCATGCCGTTTGTGTCGGTCGTGTCGTCCTTCGTTTTGTCGTTCTGGTCCGGTATTGCAAAAGTACCTTTCAAGAACCAGAATTTTTCTTCTGTTCCGTCAATGTTGTCTATCGTTCCGCATATCGCAAAATACGTCGGAGTATATTCTCCGGAGTCGAGTATTGCGCCCGTTGCCGCGTTTATGCTCTTGCCGGTAAGCTCTGCAATAATATCGGGAGATAACGCTGCGCCGGTAATCTGTATTTCGGTTGATTCTTCTCTGCCGACTGTCGCAAAGATAGAATTGTCAAAATATGTGTCGGTCTTATCGTTCGCGGTCGTGATAGACAATTCTCCGGCTGGAATTAAAGTCTTAGGCGTTGCTGTCAAATATCCTTGCAGCGCGCCCGTTGTTTCGTTGTTGTCGGACTGAACCAGCGCATAATATATATTGCGCAAGCCGTGTCTCAACGTAAATGTTGCCATGTTTTTCACCTCGTTTATTCGTTATTTTCGTTTGTTTCGGTTTCAGTTTCGTCGTCTTCTTCTTCGTCTTCGGGCTCGGGCTCGGGATTCGCGTCATATTTTTCAATGTACGCAAAATCGAGCGCCCAGCCCGTATGAGTTTCAACGTCGCTAAGCAAGTCATCGCCCGCGTTGAGCGGAATAAATCCGTTCGCTTTGAGCGTCCTTATTATCTCGAACGGAACGGTTAATACTTCGTTCGGATTATTCGAATAGAACATTACCGATATTTCCCAATTTATCTGATTTGCGTCATTATCGAAAAAGCCGTCAAATTCCGACTGCGAGACAAAATACGTGATGAATTTTGCAGGATATTCCGCGTTCGCGGCAAGCGTGCCCTGTAAGTACACTTCGCCGTCAACAAACGTGTCAAGAAGTGAACACAACGTCTCTTTCATGCTCATGATTTCAGCTCCTTTACGATGTTATCCATAGCCTTTTCAACCGCGTTTTTCATCTTCGGTTTCGCTATTTTCTGCGCTTTTTTCAAAAAATTACGCCCTTCGACTTTGCCGTGCTTCGTTCTGCGCGGCGTGCCGTAATTGAGAAATATTGCCTTGTAAGCGTCCGACGGATTATTCGGATTATATGTATCCTTCTTGAATCCGACTTCCGCTTTTATAAGTCCGTGTTCGTTTTTTACCTGCGGCGGCGGCATTCTCTGCGCGAGCGTGCTCTGCCTATTCATGCCGCTTGTGTCTCTATCCGTTTCAACCATTTGCTTCCGCAGCTCCGCGTCGAGTATCTGCGCGCATTCTTTCGCGCATTTCATACCTTCGCCGTCGGCGTCTCTGCCGGCTTTTTCAAGCTGTCTTATCAATTCGTCGAATCCGTCGAGTTTTAATTTAATTGCCATTTTTTAAGTTCCGCCTTTAACTCTTTGAACCTTGAATTTCAAAAACTGATTCCGTCGGTCTATATTCTCCGGCTCGCTGATGATTTGATATTTTGCGCCGGTGTCAGCGAGCGCGACAACGCATTCGCTTGTTATATCCGGTCTGAACCACGTCTCAACATCCGCCGTGTCTTCAAGAGAATATATTCCGTTAACCGTCAGTTCCGTTCCGCCGTACGTCTTGAACGTGCCGTAAAAAAGGATTCCGTCTTTGAGTTCCGGAAGTACCTTCGTTCTTACGCCCGCAACTTTCGTCGTTGTCGGTTTCAATAATACGAGCGGGACGGAAAAAGGTAAGTTCGGTCTATACTGTGCTGCCATTTTCGCAAATTACGCGATAACGGGAGATACAGCCGTTACGGTAACCTCACCGGAACCAAGAACAGCTTTGTAAAGCGTAGCCGCGTCAGCGTTAACCGTTACGCTTCCGCTTCCCATTGTTGCAGCCGCGCCCGCAACCTTGAATCCTTCGTAGTCGTAAGCCGCTACAAAGTAAACCGTGCCGGAAGTAACGCCCGTCTTGAAGTCAACCGACTTCACGGGCTGATTTGCGAGTTTGTTTCCTGCCGCTCCGCTTCCGGTAACGTCAAAGTTACCGTCAACGTCTTTTGCAGCGAGCGCGTCGTATGATACGCTTGCGATATTGAGTATTGTTCCGTAAAGCGAAAGAAGGTCTGTCTTCGTTACGGAAACGATTCTGTCGTTATTAATCATTTTCTTTTTCTCCTTTTTGTTATTTTTGTGAATACGAAAGCTGCGTTGCGCGCTGCACGAAATATTCCGAGAGCTTGCCTTCGGCGCTTCCGTAATTCCATAAATCAGCAACGCCGCGAGCGATGAGTCCGTCGGTCATATTCGTTTCCGCAACGCCAGCGTTGAGTAAGAACGATACAACTTCGTCAATATATACCGACAAAGTTCCGTCCTGATAATCTCCTGTTATACCGAGCGCGGTCTTTACAGCCGCGAGTCTTGCGTTCGTCATCGCTCACGACCTCGCCTTCGTAAATTAATCCGGTAACGCGGCTTTCTGCCATTTGCCGCTTACAACCGTAAGAACCTTGCCGTTGTCGGTTGCCGTAACGGAAGGAAGTTCTTTCGCGCTTGCTGCTTCGGCAACTGCCGCCGCTTTCGTCGCTATTGCGCTTATCATGTCAGGAATAAGCGTAACGTTTGCAACATCGGAAGCACTTCCGCCCAGAGCTGTATATAATGCTTTGAGCGCAGCTATTGTTGTGTTCATTGCCGCTCCCCCTTTTTATACTTTCTTCTTGATGAGGTAAATGCCGTTCGGGTTGAGTACCTTGCCGTCTACGACAACAAGAGCTTTGTCAACCCACTCATTTGTTTCTTCGTCAAAGTATCTTCTCATCGTGAAGCCAAAGTTTTCGTTTATCGCGTATTCTTCGGGCTGCCAGAAGATACCGATTACATCGCCGTCGCTTGCGCTGTCAAAGTCAGGAAGAATATCCGGTTCAACAAGCGCGATATTTCTGCCGAAGAATCTGCCGTTCGGATTCAGAGCGTCGCCGTCGTTAACTTCAAGTCCGGTTGCCTGTCTGAATACAGGATTCTTATTCGAATCTGACATTGTTTCAAGATAAGTGTCAACCGTAGAAACAGGGAAGAT